TTTGATTTTCTCTTTTGTGGTCTTCCTCGTTTTTTGGGTATTTTTTGTTTTGGTGAGGGTGTCTTTGATTTTGGTGTTGGGAGACGAACTCTGAAGTTTTCAATCTTTTTACATATATCAACTCTCTTATCTTTTGATGTCAGTGGAATATTCATTTTATTTGCAAAAGCCTTCAAAGTATCCAATGAATATGTTTTACATACACGACCCCCAACTTTAAAACGGTTCCCACTTCCATTGAATATGTATTCTTTTCCATTGTGTGTGAATGGTGCGTATTGAACTATACCAAGTTTATTGACAAGTTTGGCGCAAATACTTTCTTTTGTATCCCTCTTTGAGATGTTTACGATTCCTTGATTTTTCGCAATATTTGCTAAAGCCCCCTTTGTATATCTCATGCATTGACGCGCGCCTATTTTAAGAGCCCCATTGGCATCCAAAACTAATTTAATATTTTTATTTTTAGGTGGAGATGTGGGTTTTCCTTTTTTATAACAACAATCAAAACCTTGTGGATTTTTACGAATGGCTGGATGAGATGGTGGGCATTTGCCTCCGACAGGTATACGTTTTGTAGGACAAGTTGTTTTGGTTTTTTCCTTCTTTTTCAACATCGTGTTTTCATTTGTAAAATTTGTTTGTAATCGTCGAATAGCATTTTTATTAAAGAACATATGCATCATTTGTTTTACATTTTCATACCCAGTGACTAATTTATCCATTGTAATGACACCTTGAATTTGAACTACACCGGTTGGTGAAAAAACATATTTTATTCCATCTTTTTGATAATACATTAAATCCATGAGTTCTGGTTCAAAGGAACCATTAATTAATCGCGCGGCTTTTGCGAGGTCAATGATTGCGTTTGTTTTTACGGTTCCTGATAGATTGTTATATTCAATTTTGTTATAAAGAAAAGTTTCACCCAAAGTATAATTTTCTACAATGTGTTTCCTTATGATTTCAGGTTCTTTATCAAAGTTTGTTTCATCAACAATACCCCCTGAAAATCGCATTTTTCCATTTTTATAAATGTTGAAACTTCCATCTTTCTTTTTGTTATTTTTTGTTGTTGTAAATTTGAATTGCACCGTGAATATACTTTCATTAAAATTGCCTTGAATACCTCTATTTCTTGTGGCTGTTATCGCTTTTTGAAATCTTCCATAGAGACCATTAATTTCTCTGATATTTATGATCATTCCATTTTCTAATCGCGTTGGTTTCAATGGTTTTTTAGAGACGAGGGTCATTAAATTTAATTTATCTGAACTATCAAAATCTTTATTAACTGTGGCATTATACATCGATACTCTAAGTCTTCCTATTTTCACCGGACTGTTCCTTTGCTGTGAAGGTGAGGGTGAAGGCGTTAATTTTGCGAGATTATTAAAATTCAAACTTCCTGTAGATTTGGGTGATTGACTACTACTTCCTCCTCCAACTACGTATTCAAGATTTCTGTCTGTTATGATCTCAATATTTGAATTTTTTAAAAAGGACCTCGCTGACGCTTGGCTCATTTATATAGTATGTTAATATTTTTAGTCTGAATTATATTGGTATGTATCTTCTGAAACCACATCCAAACCGAAAATGAATGGTTGATTAGAATAGAATTTACCATTGTAAGTGCCTTCAAAATCACGCACTTCAATATCTCTTGAACTGAATGGTCCAGCGTAGAAGTCCGAGTTGAACCTTGGTCTTCCCAAGTTGTTTGCTTGACAGTGTTGGTTGAATATCTGGACGAATACTTTTTGGGGACACATAAATGTCTTGTCGTATTTGATATTTGTAGATTCCAAGAAGTTGTGAAGCGTGCTCGCAACCATTGCAACTTGTTTTTGAACACCCTTGAAATATTCTGGAACAACATTCCAAATGTCTTTGTTCCTGTATTTTTGTGAGTATTCCAAGTATGCTTTGATACATTTGAGTAAAATTGCAGGAATTTCTTCATCCAATTTATCTTCTAAAGTAGGGTCAGCGTCCTTCACTTGTTTAGAAAAATTCCAAGGTAAAAGGCGTCTAAGAACTGAACCGGAGTTGTCCTTCCAATTTGGAACTTCATTTCCACCCAGACACCCAGGTGTCTTCCATTGTGTAGAGATGGCGGCTTGGTGTTTCACAGCGATTGAAACATCTTCACCAGAAACCAAAGATTGGAATTCGGCTTGTTCCAAAGACAAATCTCCCTTGACTTCTGGGGCAATAAACATAAAACTGTTATAGATTGAAGATAGACCGAACTTCTTTTCGATGTTATTCGAAAGTGTTTTGACATCATCATTTTCATAAAATTTCTTGAATACTTTTGTAATCAAAGTGGATTTCCCAGAACGTGCGATCCCCTTGAAAAATGGAATAATTTGCCACCCATCCATATCGTTAACATCAAAACACAAACGACCACCCATGATATACACCCATTTACATACATCTTCACTAAATCCTTGGTAGTCCAACACAGATTGCATGTGTGGTGTTGGAATTTCATACCAATCTTTAACATGACTGAAATCATCAAAATGTTTATCAAAATACTTGCAACTTACAATGGTTGGATCCAAACACTTGAATTCTCTGCTCTCGTAACTATAAAATTTGCAGTCATATATTCCCAATTCAGGAGAAAATCTTTTCCCAATGAAAATACCATTTTTAAAAGACCACACATTTCTGTTCTTAGTAATTTCAGGGAACTGCATATCATTGCAATGAGACAAATGATGAATAACATCTTTAAAACCAGAGCCCTTAGAAGTTAAGTTCTTCCATAAATCAAATGTTATTTCTTTTTGTGCTTGACTGTAAACATAATCTTGGATGGACATAACTGTATTCCACGCTCTTGTATTATGACCCTCAGGTGTCTTGAATTGTTGGCAACAGTAGCCTTTGTATCGCCTGATTGTATTTTTGTATGTTTTATCAAGAAGACTAATGATTGCTTGTTGATATGGCGATAATTCATCAACTTTACCCATAGTCGTGCATCTGAAAAGTGAATGATCTGTTTCTGGATTGGATGGGGCGTATGTTGGGTTGTTGATACGCTCGTAAATACGAGTGTTTCTAAAAACAATTTGAAAACTATCATCAACCTGTTCTATAAGAGAATTGATACGTTCTGAAATTTTTCTATCATTTTCTGTATCCTTGTCCGAAATACCCAAAGCTTTTGCTCTATGAAAAAGGGCACTCATAAGTTCCAATTCCCTTTTTTGTTTCAGGGTAATGCTCTCCATATCAATTCGGATTGGCATTCTAGAACGAGGATCTAAATCCTCAGGATTAAAAAATTTCTTATATCCTAATTGAAAAGAAATGTGCGAATCATTCTTTTTGTTTATACACCATTCACTTTCGAGATATTGTAAATACTGTCCGAACTCATCTTCATTCAATGTTTGAATTTGATTTCGCCACAGTTCCATATTAGATGCTTCTATGTTGACATTTTCGTCAATGTAATGTGTGTCAACACCCATCTCTTTGTATTTTATAATATTACAATCATTTTCTTAATTAGTTTTTTTGGACAGGGTGGTTAGGATTTTAAGTAGTATTTTATTCTGTGTTGCGAGTTGTTCTCCTATAGTAACGAGAGCGGAGCATACAGTGTCTCCTTCTTCTGTAGCGAGGGTGGCAGAAAGGAGACCACCAATGTCATATCCAAAATCTTCCTCGTCAAAAAGTTCTTCTTCTTCAGCACCCTCCTCGTCGAGTTCTCCATCTTCAGAAAGTTCTTCCTCTTCTTCTTCTTCTTCTTCTTCTTCTTCTTCTTCGGTAAGTTCTTCCTCTTCTCTGGGTCGGCGTTTAATTTCTTCAGGGGATTGCATTATATATATTCCAGAGAATTTGAAAATTGGAAAATTTCGCAAGGGGTGCGATATAAAGTGTAATTTCAGGCGAAAAAAAAATATTGGTATAGTATATAAAAAAAAATGGCTGGCGGTCTCATGCAACTCGTAGCGTACGGTGCCCAAGATGTTTATCTTACAGGCAACCCAAAAGTGACATTTTTCCAAGCTGTATACAAACGACACACAAACTTCGCGATGGAAAACATCGAACAAACTGTTAACGGTACCGCGTCCAACAACGGTCGCGTTTCCGTCACTATTGCTCGCAATGGTGATTTGATTGGTGACATGTATGTTGAACTCGTTGCTGCGTCTGGCCTCGGCCCACGCAACGGTGATCTTTCCGTTCTTTCCGGTTGCTGGGCGGCCGAGCGTGCGGTTAAGTCTGTTGAATTGTCCATTGGTGGTCAACGCATCGACAAGCACTACCAACTCTGGTGGCGCCTCTACTCTGAGCTTTACTTGGATGAATCCAAGAAGGCTCAGTGGGGTAAATTGACAACCAAGTCTGTTGCCTCTGGTTCCACCCAAACTGTCTTCCTTCCACTCCTCTTCTTCTTCAACCGAAATCCAGGTCTTTATTTGCCACTTATTGCTCTTCAGTACCACGAAGTGCGCCTCGACTTCGACCTCTCCTCCGAATTCTCCCACTACACTGATGGTTCCACTTTCAAGGTTTGGGGTAACTACGTCTACCTCGATACCGAGGAACGACGCCGCTTCGCCCAAAAGGGTCACGAATACCTCATTGAGCAAGTTCAGCACACTGGCTCTGACACTGTCACCGCCGGTGCCGCTCGCCAAATTCGTCTTTCCTACAACCACCCAATCAAGGAACTCGTCTGGTGCTTCAACAACGGCTCCGTTTCCAACGCTGCCCACTGGAACTTCACCTCCAACTTGGCGACTTCAAACGCCGTCATCCTCTCCGCCGATCCTTGGACTGTCTCCGAATCCAACACCTTCACTCCAATCACCCAATCCACTGGTGCGCCACTCCTCGTCAGCGGCAGCCAAGGTGGTGCGGCGGCTTGGTTTGAAGACGGCGCGGCCGCGTCTGACCGCTCCGTTGGTCCACTTTCAACCTTCAAGCTTGTCCTTAACGGCCAAGATCGCATGAAGGAACAATCTGGTAAATACTTCAACCAAATGCAACCATACAACCACCACAGTGGTTGCCCATACCCAGGTATCTACGCGTATTCCTTCGCCCTTCGTCCAGAAGAGCATCAACCATCTGGCACATGCAACTTCTCCCGTATTGACAACGCTCAAGTTGCGGTCAACCTCAAGACTGGTACCCAAGACAGCACCACAATGCACATGTTCGCGACTAACTACAACGTTTTGCGAGTCCAAAGCGGTATGGGCGGTTTGGCGTTCTCCAACTAATTTCGTATTTTAAATACTTTATTACTAATCTAAAATCTTATATCCTCTAAAAAAATATAAGATTTTACACGTTTGTAAAAATGCCGAGA